TGACACCTTTTATTTTACCAGAGTTTTCCATAGCATAAAATACGGCATTACCTTTTTTCTTGCCATATTGTTTTACCATAGCTTTTTTAATTTTTTTACCTTTTTTATTTAGTGGCATTAATATCCAAATGTGTTATCTGCTATATTAAATTTATTATCATTAAATGATGTTCTAAATCTAGCAGCATATTTAGGATGTGTTGGTCTACTCATACATCCATATCTTAATGCATCATAAGCGTGATCTTCAGCATTAGTATCTACATCTTCGGGGTTTCTACTATCTGTTGGTAATGTGCTTAAAGTTCTAATTAAGTTACTACAGTTTTTAAATATTCTTATACCTGGTTCTTTATCTATAACTTTAAATCTTTTATGAACTTCAAGTTTACCATTAATTCTACTTTTAGGTGATCTATCTGATGGTCTCCATCTACAACCATATCGTATCATTGTCTCTGCAATACTTGGACCTACATCACCTCTTTTAGCCCAAGTGCTAGAATCTAATACACCATAGTGTATATATTCTGAATTTTCTAATTCTAAAACTTGTTTAGCAAACTGATCTGCAGTTACTTTTTTTGTGTATAATTCTCTATAAATCCAGATATTGTTGTTATAATCGACAGCAAACCATAATACACAAGCAGGAGAGCTATAACCCCAGTCTGCAGCACGAAACTTATACCAGCCTCTAGGTATTTCAAAAGGTTCGACAACGTGAGTCGTTCTACTAAATTCTGGAAAAGCCGAGTCTTCATAAGCATCCCAATCTCCATCTAAAAATTGTTTACGTTGTACTTCAGGTAAAGATGCAAGCATGATATAATAATCATCAGTCTGCATCAGATAAGGATTATCTTGTAACTTAGCAGGTATAAATCTTCTAGTAATATATTTCTTTCCGTTGGGTGTATCTATCCCTACATCAAACGCTGTATTTGGTTCACTAGGTTCAACAAACATTTCTCGAACCCATTGTGATCCTACATTGCCTGGATTACCTGTAGCTCTCATGTAGACAGGTATATCTTTATCAACGGATCTTAAAGAAGATCTTAAAAAATTATATATATCTGGCGAAGGATATTGTGGAAGTTCGTCTATTCCTATCCATGTGTATGATTGACCTTGGTATCGCAAAGCGTCTGTCATGTTCTCTGCGTATCCGAACTCGATCTTTGCTCCCGAAGGAAATCGCCATTCTTTTTCTTGTTCTCTCCATTTTGCACCAGGAAATGCTTTTGAGTATAATAGTTGAGACTTTTGAATTAAGTCTCTTAACTCAGGCATTGTCCTCCTTACTAAGAGTGCCCTGTGTTGAGCTTTATCACAATAACGAAGCGGGTCTACTAGCATCGCATATGATTTACCACCGCCTCTAGCTCCACCATAAAATACTTCTCTTTCAGAAGCTGCAAGAAATTCTGTCTGTGGACCTTCATTAGGTTTGAAGATAACTTCTTGCTGGTTTATGTGCTCTTTCACATTTTGTGGAGCACTCTCGATTATATCCTCTGTAAGTAGTTGTGTGTCTTTACCTGTTAATGCTTTATCAATAGTTAACAGTTTAGATTTTTTATTTTCTAGTGACTTTCTTGCAGAACGTAAAGATTGTTCTGCCTTCTCAACTTTCTTACGAGTTCGAGCTAGTATCTGTTTGACTGACTTCTTGGCTTTCTGGTGTATTACTTTCTTCGGTTTCGGTGGTGCTATTTCTTGCGAGTCTTTTTCTGAGTCCGACATGTGATATGTATCTTCCTGTTTTCCTATGTAGCCAAGATGCTGTTTCTCTTAGTGAACAAGTCTTAGAATATTCTTTTGCTTGTCTAAGAGCGTCTAATTCTTCTTTGATGGGTTCTAAATAATTAGGATCTTCTGATTGTTTAAAACCAAATGGAATAGTTCTAGCTCTCTTCTTGATCTTTATTGGTTCCATTTTTTGCTGGTAATATGAATATGCCATGCATAGCTTTCATATTAATATCTAATTGATCTTTTTTTGATAAACCTACCCTATCTAATATCGAGTTCGCAGCTGCTAGACGAATGTTAGAGTGTGGTGTGGTCCCGTCTTCGTCTAGTAGGTCTGTTAACCGAGTAGCTGCTTTGGCAGAATGCGTAGATAAGTGGTTTTCTGCTAATTCTGTTATTTCTTTTTTGAGATTACGCACAACTTTAGGGTAGCTGTGGTCAGAATACCCAGCAATCCTAGCCGCTTCTCTTGGATTACCTCTTGCTTCTGCGAATAATGCGTCTAGAAACTTTTCTTGCATGTCTGTTAAGTTTCTTTTTTGAGTTTTCGTTATAGAAGAATCCATGATTTGCGTTTATTATCTCCATTATATCCTTAAAAGGAAGTTTTTTAGTTTTTTTTATGTCTAGATCTAGCATAATTTTTATATTATTCGTGATGACCCTTGTTAACTTAGTGTTATGTGCGTGTATGTGTGTCCTTTGAATAATATATAGTACCTATTATAGTGCTGATTAACAATTTTGTCAAGTTATTTTTTAAATTATTTTTATCTGTGACGTTTTAGCACTAGACAAAATTGGATATGGGGTGTATAATGTTCATAGGAACCCCCAGGGGAGCCTATACACCTATAGGATGGGTAAACGTACATTACCCCCTAGGGTATTCCAGGGAATATTGTCGGAATATTGTACCCTAAAATATAGCCCAATAGTGGTTTACATGGACTTTGGGTATTTTCTGGTAACTGCATATATACGTAGGTAGGTAGTGGGGGTGTCCCCCGCATACCCTGTTGCTCTTTGGGGTGTACGCAAGTAAAAAAATAAAACACCAATGGATTGTTGCAGGGGGCTGCCCCGAGTTCCCCAAGTGGTTCCCGCTTGTAATAGCTGCGGGTATCCTTGGGAAGTGTACTAAAAATTCCCTGATGTAAACCAAGAAATTTTAAACTGTGTTTATAGGTACGTTGCTTAATTAATATTTACTGATTTGCTAATTGCTTTAATAAGCTATCCGCATTATCTGCAAATATTGTTTTGTTATTTTTAAAGTTTACAAAGTTTACGCATTTGATCTTGTTTTTATCGTAAGACTTATGCCAATTGATTAACCCATTCTTAACATTTGTATAATCATCTAAGTATGTTTTAATAGCCGCAATAGTATTGAATTGCGTATCTTTATCTAGCATACCTAAAAATCTACAAGTTAATGTTTGGATTAACTCTATTTCTTCTGCTTTGATCTCAGTACTAATGCTGTCAAAGTTTTGTGCATCAGTTGTATACTCATCTAATGCCCTCATTAACTTAACTAGCTTTGAAGCATATTCCCTAGTATCGTCCTTAACACCAAGTAAAAAATGCTTAGCAATGCTAGTCAATTCTTCAAATGATACATACGCACTTGAACCGCCATCTTTATTATATTTCTTTTTAAGATCATCATTTTTATTAATGTCTTTCATAGAAATTAATATTTTTTTTGGAGTTCTGCCTACTGGATCACTAAAAGCATTTTTAGTTTTTTCAATAACATCATAGACAAGATCATAAGCAATTACGACAGAACAACGTCTTAAGACATCATAGTAATATGGGTCTTGGTCTTGTATCGTATCGTAATTTTTACCAAGTGTTGAACAAAGTACACGTCTTGTAAAATTATTCAAATGAGCATTAGTAAATTCTATATCTTCAAATTTTCTAATCTCATCAGTTAACATTACGTCAAGCGGTAAAATATCCCTTAACTTGGTACTGAAGTTATAACTTATTTCTAAGTTGGTACTCAATGCTGAAACAGCACTATCACTTGAAGCTGACACTAGTGCGTCAGTTTCCTTAACCCATTTTTTAACGTCTTTAGGTAAAGATTTTTGAAATTGTTGAATATGCTTATCAGTCTCAATTGATGCATCTTTTTCAACCATTTCTTCAATCATAGTTTTTTTATTCATAGTATTTCCATTTCTGCAACGTACCTACAAACACAGTTTTTCAACGCACCAGAACCAACCCGACTTACGACTATTGCAAGGACTAATGTCCGAGCCGCAGTATTTGCGTATATGTATTTTTTTGTTGCCTATCAGGGGCTATTTTTAAGTCTTAGTAAAAATACCAATAAACATTGACTATTTGGAGACTATCACCCAAATGTGGCGAAGTCAAGGCAAATAGGGGGGTGCGTCAATCTGACCATATTGGAACATCTGGAGAACATCTCAACGACCCGTGGGAATGTTCTTGTAATGTTCTCATTGTGTCAACTTTATGTCTATGTCTTATTGTTGCCACAATCTACCCTATGCAAATTCTGCATAGCTTCTAGTTTAGAATCATTCTCATATGCACAAACTGCATACCTCATTCTTGCCACAATCTACCCTATGCAAATTCTGCATACCTCATTTCTGCCAAACATTTGCCACACTTGCCCAATTGCTGCCATAGTCCAACTTATCCAGTTAAAAAAGGAAGCGAAACATATTTGACATACAACCTATAAGATTATATTATATAAGAATATTAACAACTAACTTATAGGATATCAAATGGATAAAGAAACTATGCTTAAGTTTATCAATGCAGCAAATAGAATTGCTGATGGTATTGATACTCATAATAAGATAATGAGTTCTTTTCTTTTACAGGCTACAAGTGAAAGTCTATTTAAGAAAATGACTGATGAGGATATAAAAAAGTTTATACCACAATATGTTAATACGTTAGATAAAGTTAGAGATGCTGCGGGGTTAGAATGAATATAGATAGAATAATAATGTCGCTACTATTTGCTTTAACTATGATGTATATATTATGGATAAACTATGAACTAACAGCACAAATTGCCTCTGGATAGCTTGACATATAAATTAATATTCGATAAGATAATTCTATAACTACAAACAAAGGAGAAGTTATGCAAAGAACACTAGCTACATTTTTCTGGGCTACTATAATTTTGCTAGTTATAGCCAGTCTTTTCTGATGTAGATTAAACTAAAGCCCTTGTCATTAATTTGACAGGGGCTTTTTTATTTTGTATACTATCCTTATTAACAAACAGAAAGGTAATAACATGAGTGAAGATTTCGAACAAGAGTCTATGCTACCTGAAGATATAATAATAGAGGATTTGCATAAACAAATTAACGATCTTAAAGAAGTAGACGAGTCTCACCAGAAGTTAAATGGTGATCTTCGTAAAGAAATCAATGATCTTAAAACTGTAATTAATTTACAGAAAGATCAAATAGTTTCATTAAGAGATGATGTTGTTAAACTAAAAGTTGAAGTTAAGATGTTGTCAGATGAAGCTAAAGATTTCAATGAGTATGTACAGATTATGGTGCATACTAATAATCTCGATCATGCTACAGAAGATCAGCATAAAAAGATTAAATATCTAAATAGTATTCATTATGTATCATAACAATTTGACACATTAAGAATACTTTGATATTATATAATTGTACAAAGGCACACTACGAATCACACGGATCAAGTAGTAAGTGTGCGGGGGTAGGTATTAAGTTCTAGGATACACCTATTATCTGTATTAGCTTAGATATCTTTGCTAATGCCATAGATCTATACGTTGGTTAAATTTTTAGTATTTGACGGAGTGCTAAAAATACCAACGTATGAGCCTTATATGTATGGTTGGTTATAGCTAGTCTATATCCTACAATACATATAGGAGTAAAAA